GAGCAGATTTTCAACGACTTCATCAAGGCGAACGGCCTCACGTCGCAGTACATCATCTGCGATTGGGGCAACGGCGGCGACCGCGTTATCAAGAAACTCATCTACCTTGGTGCGCGTGGGTGCAAGCCGTGCTACAAGCGTCCGGGCTACGTTGAGTATTCTATGGGGTGGCTACGCGGCCTCCGCGAGATCGTCATTGATTCGGTGGACGCGAAGCCAGCCGCCGACGAGTTCACGTTGTACGAGTTCGACAAGTTCCGCGACGGCACTCTTCGCAACGAGTACCCGGACAGGAACAACCACTTTATCGACGCGACCCGCTACGCGATGGAGGACGAGATACGCTTTGCCGAACGCGCCCGCATCTACTGACGCTTGACTTCGCGGCTATGTGAAAGAGGACTGCACTATGGCAAGAGACATCACGACGCGAAAGCATCCAATCTACCTGGGAAGGTCTAGTCAGATCGTCCGCAACTGCCTGGCCATCGACGGGGGACGCCCGTACATCGAGGCGCGGCTACAACGCGCCCCGAACGAAACCGACGTGTCCTGGGAGGGTTCCGCCGAAGAGGGCGTGGTAGGCCGCAAGGATCGCGCCTGTCTCGTCAACGACGCCGGGCGAATCGCCGCCAAGATCAACCAGTACCTGTTCAAGACCCCGGCAACGCGCAATGGCGCAAGCGAAGACTTCCTCAACAACTGCAACGGTGACGGCAAGACCATAGCGCAGTTCATGGAGGACGTTTCGACCGCCATCACCGCCGCAGGGTGGTGCTGGCTACAGGTTGACCGCAACCCCCAGGAGTTCGACGACGCCGGGAACCCCATCGGCTACACGCTGGAGACCGCCAGGCAGAACCCCGTCAAGTGGAGGCTTTGGAACGCCCTGGACGTCACCGACTGGCACATCGACGACGACGGGGAAATCCGCTGGCTCATCACAAGGGCGTGGAAGCGCGTGGACGGCGACCCTCGCAAGGAGGGCAAGGACGTTGAAATCTTCACCCTGTACCACAGGGAGGACGACGGCAAGGTGTACGTCACCGAAAAGGCGACGAAGATTGCCGACGGTCTGCAACTCCGTGAGCGCGTGGTTATCCCCGGCCTGGAGCGCGTCCCGTTCATCCTGGTTGGCCGCGTCAGCGTCCGTCCCTGGTGGTTTGACGACGTGGAGAACATCCAATGTCAGATTCTGAACCTCGACAGCCTCCACAACGAGACCTTGACCGACGGCGTTTACCCGCAGTTGGTCGTCCCCTACTCCCTGTTGCAGTCCCTGGACGTTGACCTCAAACTGGAGAAGGTGGGGCACAAGGAGCGCATCAAGGTACAGCGCGAACTTATCAAGGGCCGGAGCAATCCCCTCTACGAGGACGGCGAGGACAAGGGCACGACGCGCTACATCCAGCCGAACGCCGGAGACCTCTCGCAGATCATCAACGAGGCCAACCGCAAGCGCGGCCTGTTGTTCGACATGGCGGGTCTCTCCCTGTTCAACAAGGAGACCAGGCAGATACAGACGGCTGAATCCAAGCAGTTCGACCAACTCGACACCAATTCAACCCTGGGGAACCGGGCCTTGCTCCTACAGGCGGCGGAGAAGAAACTTGTGGAACTGTCGGTAGTGTTCGACAGCACCTTCGCCAGGTACGAACCCGACTACCCGAACAAGTTTGACGTGATCGACACGACGGCCCTTGCCTCCACGCTTCAAATCGTGAGCAACCTTCCCGACGTTCCGCCGAAGATGCGCAAGATCAACCTCCGGGCGGCTCTGCGCATCGTCCATGAGACGGGCGGGTGCGACGACGCGGAATTTGACGAGGCCCTTGCAGAGATCGACGCGCTGAAAGACGAGCAGTTGACCGGGGGGCTTCCCGATCCGTTCAAGAACCGGGACAAGGAGCCGGACGACGAGGAATAGCCCGGCTTGACTTGTCGGCTACATTTGACGGGGAAACGCGCATACCCGCCCATCCTGGGGAAGTTGCGTGAAACATGCCCACACGGCGGGTAAAGAGCCGCGATCAAGAAAGACCGAAACATGAAACTGAAAGACATACTGGCGAAGGTAGCCAAAGGCGAGGCGTTGAACGACGAGGAAAAGAAGTTCGTTGGCGAGTACGACGAGCAGAAAGTCCTTGACGCCGCCGCGTCCGCCGCCCGTAAGAAAGCCGAGACCGAACGCGACACCCTAAAGGGCGAGGTCGAGAAGTTGACCAAATCCCTGGAGGAAGCGCAGAAGTCGGGCGCGGCTGGGAACGACACCATCGCCAAGTTGCAGAAGGACGTTGCAGACCTCATAAAGGCCAACAAGGAGAGCCAGGACAAACTCGCGGCACAGGCCCGTACCGAGGCGATCCGCAAAGCGATGGGTGATGCAAAGGTCGTTTGCGCGAAGGGAATCTCCGCAAGCCTGTTTGAGAGCGCGGTCAACGCGGCTTTCACGGGCGTTGACATGTCAAACGAGGATGTTGTGAAGGCCACGATTGACAACTTCAAGAAGGAGAACCCGGCTATGATCTCGGTGGACGGTATCGGTGGGCCGGGGCAGAAGGGAGAGCCGGGACAGCCCGGCGGATGGAGTGGGCCTAACCCGTTCTCCAAAAAGTCCTTCAACCTCACCAAAGGCATAGAACTCATGCAGACAAACCCGGAACAGGCAAAGGCCCTACAGGCGGAGGCGGCAAAGGAGGCCGCACAGCAGTAGCGTCTAGCCAGTTCCAAACCAAGGAGAAAAAATCATGGCAATGACAAAGATTGCTGATCTCATTCAGAACCCCATGTTCACGGATTATTTCCAGCGTGACATGGTGGAGCGTTCCAACCTTCTCCGCTCCGGCATCGCCGGGACTGACGAGGTGATCGCGAAGCGTTGCGCCGCCGCTGGCGTCTCGGGCAAGACGGTTGACATGCCGTTCTTCAACAGCCTCGACGGCGCGAACGACGACGAGGTGCTGGCGGAGGACACCGCGCTTACGCCGGACAAGATCGACGCCAACAAGGACGTGGCGGTTATCTGCCGTCGCGGCAAGGCGTTCGCCGTCACCGACCTGGCGAAAGACCTCTCCGGCGAGGACCCGATGGCCGCGATCAGCAACCACCTGGCCGCGTACTGGAACAAGATGCGTCAGAAGCGTCTCATGAAGGTGCTTGACGGCGTGTTTGGCCGGAACGTCGCCAACGATTCGTCCAGCCTCGTCCTCGACCTCTCGGCCAACACGATGGGCAAGAGCGACATCATGCTGGGTGCGCAGTTGCTGGGCGACCGCAAGAGCGAACTCACGGGCATCATCATGAACTCGGCTGTCGAGACCTTCCTTGCTGGCCTCGATACGAACGCCTCGCTGTACCGCGCAAGCGACGGTGCGGCTGTTCTCCCGAAGTACAACGGGCGCGACGTGATCATCGACGACAACTGCCCGTACAACGCTGGCACGGGCGTGACGACGATCTACCTGTTCGGGCGCGGCGCGATTGCGCTGAATCCCGTCCCGGAGGCCGTCCCGTTTGAGACCGACCGCGAGAAGTTGAAGGGCAATGACATCCTCATTTCCCGCATCGCGGACATCTGCCACCTTCGCGGCTACAAGTGGACGGGAACCCCCGCCGGGGTCACGCCCACCAACGCGGAACTCGGCACGGCGTCGAACTGGTCGCGCGTGTACGAGCCGAAGGAAATCCGTTGCGTGAAGTTGATCGCCAAGATCGCCTAACGCATGAGGGCCGGGCGCGGGTGGCTTCCATGTTGCGCCGCCCCGTCCGGCCCTCGCATTTCAAGGAGGCATCATCATGGCAAACGAAAACCTCTCCACCATCAAGGCGAAGATCGCCGCCGCCGACAGCATCCACCTGGACGGGCCGAACACGACCACAGTCACGAACAAGGAGACCGCCCTTCAAGCCGCAATCGCGGCGAAGGAGGCCGCTCTTGTCGAGCGCGACGAGGCCGTGGCGAACCGCGACCAGGCCGTTGCGCTGAAGAACCAGGCTATGGCCCAGCGCGACAACGCCATCGCGGCGTTGGGCGACACGACGTACTACGCCGCGCTGGAGGCGAAGGACGCCAGGATCAACGCGCTCCTGGATCGTCTGACCGAGACCACCTTTGAGGTGATCAACGCCTCTCTTGCGGCACTCGCCGCCTACGAGGCGAAGGACATCCGCAAGGCGACCGTTGCCGACATCCCCGACAAGGTTGTGACGGGCGAGGCGATCACGCCTACGCCAGCCGTCACGCTTGGCGGCGAAACGCTCACGAAGGACACGGACTACACCCTGTCCTACGATGACAACACGGAAGTTGGCACGGCGTCTATCACCGTCACGGGCATTGGGGACTACTTCTTCTCCAAGACCGTGACGTTTGAGATCGTCGAACAGGCCGTCCAGCCGAGTGACGACAACGACGGCCAGGAGTAATCCGGGGCGTCGCAATGCCGGGGGCCTGGGGACAGGCCCCTGGCGTACACTCCAAAACCACACAGGCAGACTATGGTAGCAAAGACTTTGATTGCGGCTTTGGCCGTGGCGCAGAAGAAGGAAGCCGAGGCCAGGGCGAAGCGGAACAACCCGGAAGAGTTCAAGAGGCGTTTCCGGCTGGTGTTCGGGAAGGATCGCCCGACGACCGGGACGAAGGAAGAGACGCGCCAGGAAGAGCGGCGCGACGAGGCGGAGGACACGACGATTTGGGAGGACGAGACGACGGGCGAAGCACCGCCGGAACGTCTCCCGGACAACGCCACGATCACGGACGGGGCGGAATCGGGGCAAGGAGGCCCCGCCACGCCGTCCGACGACACGGGCAAGGGGAATATACCCCCCGGAGGCCAAAACGCGCCTGGAGGCGTTCAGAAGCCGCCTAGGGCGAAAGCCAAGGGCAAGGGCAAGGGCAAGGGCGCGAAGCCGCCGAAGCGCAAGCGGAAAGGATCGCGGAAATGATAGACGTCACAGGAGCGGCCAAATACTTCTCTGCGTCCACGCTGTCCCAGGCGTGGTCGGAGTATTCCGGGAAGCAGAAGGAGGCGGCTATCGCCCAGGCGAAGCGCGAGTTTGGCCGCGCCCTTGGCCGTCCCTTGCGCGAGGACGAGCCGCCTTTCAAGGACGGCGACCAGGTGCGCGAGGAATACGCCGCCTATGAACAGGCAATCTACACCCTGTTGAGGGACGCACAGCCGACGGGCACGGGCACGGCGGTTCCGTCCCTAGACCAGGACGACCAAAGGGCCCCGGCGCACACCCTGGCCGGGAGCAAGGGACAATGGTCGCCCCGCGCCCTGGCCTGGCTCGGCAAGTTGAGCGTGATCGCGCGACGGGGATAGGTGGCCGACATGGACGACACGCCCATCCCGGTGCAACTACAGCGGCTTGTGCGCAAGGCCGACGCGAACGCGGTAAAGGCCGACGCCGTTGTGCGGGAGGCCATACGGGAGGTGCGCGGAATCCTGGCCGTGGCGACCACCGAAGAGCCTGTGGCGACTTCCGGGCCAGCGCGTGAACGGCTGTTCTCCCGCATCCGCAAGCGCATGGCGAAACTCGCAAAGCGTCTCGACGACTTGATCCGGGCGTCGATGAACTACGCGGGGAAACTCGCCGCAGACAGGGCGGCGAAGGAGACCGGGCTACAGGTGCGCTACTCCAAGAAACACGCCGACGAGGTTTGCGCCCTTCTCTCGCCGTCCCAGGGCGAGAACCTTGCGGCGGTGTTCACCGAGAACATGACGAACCGCGTCATAAACGCCTTGCGCTCCGCCGTCGTCTCCGCGTTCCAGGAAAACGCCGTGGCCGGGGGCACGTTGAAGGGACTTGCCAGCGCGATAAACAGGAAGTGGCAGAAAGCGGCGAGGCGCAACGAAACCTTCCTGTTCAAGGACGCCGGGGGCCGGACGTGGGACACCCGCACGTACATGGCGATGAACGTGCGCACCAACGCCATGCGGCTGTACAACGACCTCCTTGTGGAGAACATAGCCAGGGCGACGGGGAGCGACCTTGTGCGCGTCTCTCGCGGCGGAGACCCGCATTGCGACGGTTGCCGTCCCTGGGAGGGCATGATCCTGTCCGTCTCCGGGGCGACCGAAGGACTGCCGACATACGACGAGGCAAAGGCGGCGGGGTGCTTCCACCCGAACTGCACCCACACGCTGGGGTACGTTGACCCTGTGGCGGACGCGGACGAAATCGAGTTGCAGATGCAGTTCCCGCCGGAGGACGACGCGGTGGCGAGGCGGTACAGGATCGACGTTCAGAGGTACGTGGAGCGCGGCATGGCGACGGATCGCGCCAGGGTACAGGCCGACCGCGACAACCTTGTGGACGCATTGCGGCACGGGCTGGTGGTAGACAACGCAAAGGAGGTCGTGGCCGGGCTGACGGACGAACAGGTGTCCGCGATCTCCAGGGGCGGGATCGTGCCGGAGTTCGCGCCAGCCAAGGGGACGCGCAAGAAGCCGGAGCCGGAGCGGTGGAACCACGGCACTTCCGGGGGCGTGGTGCATATTAGGCGCGACGGGCTGACTGCCGCGAGACTGGCGGAGGTATGCGGCGTATAGTCGTCATTCCGGGGATTGCCAGGGTCGATCCGGGGCGCGGGTCGATAACGGTTGACTTCGCGGCTATTGGTAGATGGTTGGCGAAATCACAGTACAGGGCGTCGAGGCACTTTGCCAGCGACTACAGGACGCCGGGAAGATCGCGTCACAGGTTGCCGCGCGGGGCCTGGTGCGGTGCGGCTACCTCGCTCAACGCGAGGCGGTGGCGAACGCCCCGCGCAGTCCGACGAAAGAGGAATTTTCCCGGACGCTGAAACGCAAGTCGCAGACCGACCGCAAGGACTTCTTCCCCGGCGGACTGGAGAAGTCGATTGAAGTTGACTACGACAAGGCGAACATGTCCGTCGTGATATTCGTCCGCGAAAACTCCTACGCCGGGAAGTACGCCAGGAAGATACACGACGAGAAAGGCCGGACGTGGAAGAATCGCGGCCCCGGCACGATTGCGAAGGGAGACCGGGCGGACGACAAGTTTATCGAACGCGCGATCCGCGACAACGAGACGCGCTTTGCGGAGATATTGACCGACGAGTTTAGACAGGCAATAGGAGGACTGATGCGATGAACCCCAACGACTACGAAGGATCGCTGGAACAGGCGGAACGCGCGTGTTTCCTGGAACTGGCGAACGCCCTGGAACTACAGGAGGGAACAACCGCGTCCATCGGCGATAGCAGAGGT